AAAGCGAGATTACCTTTTACAATAACAACTACAGCACCGACAAATACTTCAGGAACGAGTGACGGTCATGTATGGTTTGTTTATTCGAGTTAAGATATGGCAATATATGTTAATGATAGTGGCACATTACGTCAGATATCCTTTCTTGCAGTCAACGATGGTGGCACAATACGAAGGGTCAATGAAGTATATGTAAACGATAACGGTAACTTAGCTGGGCCGTTCTCTGCCGTTCATGAAACAACTAGAAATACTGCAACATCAAATGTAACAAATACAACCGATATTGTTACAACATTCAACACTACTACTACTTTTGATACTGATTATAATACTACAACTACATTCAATACTAGTAGAACAACAGAGTTTAATACAACAAGAAGTACAGATACTAATTTAGTAACTACATTTGCAACTACTACAGTGTTTGCAACTACAGTAAATACAACAACTGCATTCACAACAACAACAGCATTTAACACAACTACTACGTTTAATACAACGATTAGTACGGTTACAGATTTTACAACTACAACTGCATTCAACACAACTACAACGTTTAATACAAATACCACAACAACAACCGACTTTACAACAACGACTGCATTTAATACTACTACTACGTTTAATACTACTATTACAACGACAACAGATTTTACCACTACTACAGCGTTTAATACAACTACTACGTATGCTACAACACAAGGTACAGTTACAGCCTTTAATACAACTACGGCCTTTACTACTACCACAACGTTTGATACAAATACTACAACAACGACTGTTTTTAACACAACCACTGCATTTACAACTACAACAACTTTTAATACTAGTAAAAGTACAACTACTGTTTTTAATACAACCACAACTTTTGAAACTACTACAGTATTTGAAACTAGTCGTGCTACTACAACTGTATATAATACGACAACAACTTTTACAACTACAACAACATTTAATACTACTAAAAGTACAGTTACAGCGTTTACTACAACGACAACATTCAATACTACAAAAAGTACAACGACTGCGTATGAAACAACAACTACATTTACAACGTTCTTTGATACAGTAATATTAACAAACAGGTTAAGTGAATTTACAAATAGCACTTCTTTTGCAACAACAAGAACTACAACGTTTGATACAACGACTGCTTATTCAGACAATACATCGCAGTCTACAACAAGAACTACAACGTTTGCTACAACAACTGCTTATTCAGATAATACAAGTTTTGCAACAACAAGAACTACAACGTTTGACACAACAACTGCTTATTCAGATAATACAAGTTTTGCAACAACAAGAACTACAACATACGATACAGCAACTACTTACGAAGTAAGTACAAACTACACCACTACTCAATCCACTAATACTAGTAGAAATACAGGATTAGCTGCAGTTAGTACATCATATAATACTACACAAGCTACTAATACTAGTAGAAACACTGCGCTTGCTGCTGTTAATACATCATATACTACTACTCAATCTACTGCTACAAGTAGAAATACAGAATTAGCCGCAGTTAATACGTCATACAACACTACGCAATCTACTAATACAAGTAGAAATACAGGATTAGCGGCAGTTAATACGTCATATAACACTACTCAATCTACTAACACAAGTAGAAACACAGGACTTGCACAAGTAAACACAGCTACTTCTAGAGCTACTAACACAAGTAGAAACACAGGGTTTACAAACTCTACAACTAGAAACACATCATTTGCTACGAATACATCAAGAAGTACAGGCTTCACGAATAGTACTTCGTACAATACTGCTTTTGCCACAAACACAAGTAGAAACACAGGACTTGCACAAGTAAATACAAACACAGCAAGAAGTACAGGATTTACAAACAATACTACAAGAACAACACAGTATTCAGATAATACTACAAGAAATACTAATACTGCAAGAACAACTCAGTTTGCAGCTAATACTACAAGAAATACTAATACTGCAAGAACAACTGCATATGTAGATAGTACTACAAGAAATACAAACACAGCAAGAAGCACAAATACAAGTAGAAACACAGCATTTACTAATAGTACATCTTTTACAAATTCAACAAACACAAGTAGAAGTACATCATTTACTAATAATACAACACGAAGTACTTCTTTCTCTACTAATACATCACATACTTATCAAGAGGGAACAGATAGAAATACATCCTTTGGTACAAATACTGCTGTTAGTACCATAACGGCATTTACTTATAGTTACTTTAGTTACTTTGGAGGTGTACAAGAGACTACACAGTATTTAAATACTGGTACAGCTTTTACTAATAATACTTCAAGAAGTACTCAATACGATACAACTAGAATATCTACAGGTGTAGCAAATACTACAAGAAATACATCATTTGCAACAAATACTGCTAGAGCTACAGCACTTGCTGCTGTCAATACAAACACAGCAAGAAATACTAATACTGCAAGGGCTACAGGACTAGCGGCGGTTAACACAGCATTTACAAATAGTACATCTTACAATACAAATACAAGTAGAAGCACAGGATTTACAAATAGTACATCTTTTGGAACAAACACAAGTAGAAGCACAGGATTTACAAATAGTACATCTTTTGCAACAAATACAAGTAGAAGTACATCATTCTCTACAAATACGGCTAGAAACACAGCATTTACAAATGCAACAAATACAAGTAGACTAACTGAGTATGGTGATAATACTTCACAAGCTACTACAAGAAATACAGCTACTTCTAGAACAACAGAGTATAGTGATAATACTACAAGAAGCACTAGTTACAATACAAACACATCAAGACTAACAGAGTATAGTGATAATACAGCATTTACAAATGCTACAAATACAAGTAGGTTAACAGCATATGTAGATAATACAACATTTGCTACAACAAGAAGTACAAATACAAGTAGGCTAACAGCATTTACTAATAATACATCATTTGCTACAACAAGAAGTACTAACACAAGTAGAACAACGGCATTTACTAATAATACATCATTTGCCACAACAAGAAGTACAAACACAAGTATACTAACAGAGTATAGTGATAATACTTCTTTTGCTACTACAAGAAATACAAATACAAGTAGAACAACCGCATATGTAGACAATACATCATTTACTACAAGTAGAACTACTAACACGAGCCAAGGTACAGGCACTTCTCAGTCAACAAGTTATACTACTACACAGGCTACAAATACAAGCAGAAGCACAGGTACTTCTCAGTCAACAAGTTATACTACTACACAATCTACAAATACATCGAGAAGTAGTAATACATCGCAGTCAACTTCGTATAATACATCGTTTGCAACAAATACAAGTAGAACTACTGGTACTTCTCAGTCCACAAGTTATACTACTACACAAACTACAAATACAAGTAGAACTACAGAATTTACTACAGCATATCAAACTTCTAGATTATCTTCAAGAAGTACGGGAACAAGTAGAGCTACAACCACAGTATTTAATACTACCCTAGTGACTGGCTCTAGTAGAGGTACGACAACAACATTTAATACTACTAGATTATCTGATACAACTAGAACGACACAAGAAGAAAGAAGTACAAGCACAACATTTAACACTTCAAGAGTATCAGACACAACTAGAACAACAGCTACAAGTTTAGCTACAAGTACAGTATTTAATACAACTTTAGCGACTGGTACAAGTAACGCGACTCTTACAAGTAGAGCTACAACCACAACTTATGCTACTACTCAAGGAACTATTACAACTAGATCGACTGGAACAAGCAAAAACACTACTACTACATTTGATACTAACACTACAACACTAACGGATAGAGGTACAGTTACATCAAGAGATACAGTATCTACATTTAACACCACTAGAGTATCAGAAACAACTAGAGGCACAGTTACAGTTAGAGATACAGTATCTACATTTGAAACTTCTAGATTGTCACAAACAACTAGAGGCACGGTTACAGTTAGAGATACAGTATCTACATTTGAAACTTCTAGAGCTTCTCTAACAAGTAGAAGTACAGTTACATCAAGAAATACAGTGTCTACATTTGATACTACAAGAGCTACAGATACTACAAGAACAACAGTATTTGCTACAAGTACAGTATTCAATACAACCAGAACTACTGTATTTGCAACAGGTAGAACTACTACCACTACGATTGAAACAAGCAGATTATCAGATACAACTAGGACAACAACTCCTACAACTACAACAACCTTTGATACTTCTACGCAAGTGTTTGAAAGAATTACCGCATCAGCAGCTGGAACAATATTTGATACAGAAGTATCCAGTGCAGAAGCATTTAATGCGTCCTTCTGGGATGGTAGCCAGTGGTCCGAAAATTAATTACCAATAGAGATATAAATGAAACTACAAGAAAAAGATATCACTCCTAAATATGTGAGTGAAAAATTAGAAAGCTTGGGCAATGCTTTATTTGATTCAATACATCAATTTGAAGAAAGATTGCAAGAACAAGAAAAACATATAATAGAACTAAAACAAACAATAAGAAAATTAAAAAATGGGTAAACTAGTACCAATGTCGAGTGTTGAAGAACTCGGAGATCAGTCAACTCATATCTTTAAATCTGGGTCTTGTGTAAGACCAAAAGAAGATTTAGATGAATTATCTAGATTAAAGGAACAGATAATACCTCATAGTATGGAAGGATTACCTTTTTCTTATGATGTTTGGTATAATACTAATGAACTGCATACTGTTAGAAATTGGTTATATACTGATTTTTTAGGTGCAGGAATATATTTAAGAGTTAACTCAATAAAAATCAATGATAGACTCATGAACACAATAGTGAACTCAAAAGTCAAAATTGATAGAGAACGAATAGATAGAATTAAAAGTAACTTAAGAAATAAATATCACTTACGTCATGTTGAAGAAGAATATGATAAAGTAGTATTTCCTCCAGGAACTAATCTTCTTAGTAAAGAAAAATGTGTTCATTGGGGTAGAATAGGTCAGTGTATAGAAGAAGGGTACGTTATAAAGCCACATCCAATAACAACTGAGTTATTCGTAGCTAAATTAAAAAGAAAGTTTGGTAAGGATAAGGTTTTAAACAAAAGAAGTGGTGGCATGGAGTTATTAATGAAATGCTCTGATGTAGCTACAATGCCAAATAGTGAAATGGGACTCATAGCATTATTACTTAAAAAACATTTAAGAATGATAAGTTACACAAAAAAAGAAAGAGAAAAAAGTTTATTAACATATGAAAGTATTTATCACGCTTGTTCACAGACAAACGGATATACAGGTATAGAAAAAATACTTTCAGCAAAAAATTCAGGCATAATATTTGCCTTTGATAAAGATGCAGAGCATAGAAGAGATTTATACATAAATAATTTTTGGGAGTATAAAAAGAAAAATGATTGAGATAGTACATACATGGAATCCGACGTGGAGTTATTTCACAATAGCTTCCTTAATTGATAAAGACGAAGAATATCGTCTGCATTTATATGTCAATGAAGAAGATTACGAAGACTTGCCCGTTAACTGGATTTTTGAAAATATACCAAATGTAAGAATTTACGAAAGCTATTGGAAAAAAGATTATGCCGCTAGAGCTATCCAACATCTTAGATTACATTGGAAAGATAAAGGACTACATAAAAGAATCCTGTATGCAGGAGGCACTAGAATATTCTTAAAAACTGGATGGACTAATGAAATACCTGACGAAACTTTTTTCCAAAGTAAGATGGCACACTTATCAAGAAAGAAAGTATTTGTAGGACACAAAATATTTTCTAGCTATTATGGAATGTTAGATTTTGCAAAAGCAGATATGCCCGCAAACTGGGACACAGAGTTTTTTATTATAAACTATGATTTATTAAAAGACGCAAATGATAATGATTTATTTTATCCAAGAGGATTCTATAATGACTATGATAGTAGAGTATTAGCATCTACTAATCAATACTTCTTTAAAAAGTTACATGAAGGACAAAGAGGATTACTACCTAGATATATGAATGGTAAAAGTGATTTATTAATTCAGTGGGATGCTTTGCCTTGTAAAGAATACTTAAACTATAATGTAATGTTAAGAAAATCTTGGAGTATCTCTATACCTACAAAAGCGTTAGAACTTGGATATGCTAAGGTAACTACTGGACAGCAATTGTCTTTTCCTTGGGACTTATACTCTGATTTAATTCCAAACATACCTGTAAACTATAGAAACGCTAGAATTTGTGAAAACTTAGTATATAAAGCAAATAGACAAAAGTCTACTGCAAGTAAGTTATTACAAGTAGGATATAGATTAGGAAAACTTTAACATTTCATCATTTAGGTCGGAAAGAATTTTCCACTGTAGTTTTCCTTTGTCTTCCCATCTCTTTACTAATTTAGCTTCATTGCGATTGTGGGGATTTGAACCTGTTGAATTTATAGGCATATGCCAACTTGATGGGTAATCTCCACCTGTTTTAATCGGTAACTTTTTAGCAAAAAAATCAAAACCAATTAAAGTTATACTTTTGCACTTGCACTTCTGCAAGAAAAATAATATACCAAGAAAACCTGCACTCGGTCGTCCTCCACCAGGCGCTACTCCGTTCCGCGCTCCCACCAGTTCAAATATTTTCATTAACTCATCATCATTAAACATATCATTATCATGCCCCCACGGTGGTGGTCCTTTGTGGTCTGGGTATTTATCAAGGTGTATACGACAACGATTGAATAGTGGATAAGCATTTTTAACATCCTCATGTAAATTCATGCGAAGCCACCCTGTAATCCAAATATCTGTGCGACCTCCAATATGTTGATGTAGTTTAGGCTCAGGAATACCTTTCCCAAATCGCACAACTGTATCGAAACTTTCTATATATTCCCCAAAGTCATATTGTAGAATTTCTACTGAATTTCCCACAAGTATAATATTTTTATCTTTTGTTAGCTTTTGTAAACTGTCATCCATTTTGCTGTGTACTCCGAACACTCATTTATATTTAACCAAGGTCCACCGTCTGTAAAGTGTAGTGCTTTTGGTTTCTTGAATTTGTAATAATTTACCATGGCATTATACTGCGCAGGAAGTTCCCCTATACTATCTGCCCAACGTAACTCATGCAATGCACCCGCTGGGGCTTGGTTTATATAATCATAAGTAAGTTCTTTACACTTAGGATTATTGAAAAGCATAAGACTTGACCAGTATTTTCTAGGATAAGCATGGTTTTTCTTGTTTTTCATTTTCTTAGGTTTGACGAGGAAACTAGGATGTTTTACCACATGAACTGTATGTTCATCGGAAAAATAATCCATAACTTCTTCAGGGTCACAGAGCCATAAGAAATCTCCATCACAGAATAAAGCTTCGCCTTCATAGTCACAGAGCTGTGGTACTAGAAAACGAGTAAAGGCAAATTCCGTACTCTCGTTCTGAAATGGACGAGTATATTCGGATATTTCCGATTTTTTGAGTGGTATGATTTCATGACTGGAATTGTAACGAAGTATGCTTTTTTTGCAAACCTCAAACATTTCTGGGTACATAGATTCGTACCCAATAAAAATTTTCATTCTATTATCCTTTTTTGAAAGTAATGTTCCATCTTTTCATCTTGCGGTACTGCATAAGGAATGTTAGGAACAAAGGGGTCTTTAATAAACGCCCATCTAGGACGCTGTCCTGGTTTTATCATACTGCGTACTAACTTTTGCATAGATAGTTTTGCAGCGTCTTCTAATTGTTTTATTCTATCTTTGAGTTCTACTCTAGTATCATCACACAATTTTATATTTTTATAATCTTTACTCTCTGGGTCTAAATCTTTTAGGTTAAACTCTTGTGTAATATAGTAATCATTTACTTCATCTGGTATAGATATTTGTAATTCTGGTAAGTTTGGGTGTTTACCTACTTTTCCTTCTTTTAAATCTTTATCTATATTATCCATAAATAATTTCATCCAATCCATATTTGTCATACCATTGGATTCATCTGCAACTATACCTCCATACAAATTATTATATACATAGGTACACGGTATCTCTTTTAGTCTTCGTACTTCTAAGTCACCTGTATAGTGTGCGTGTTTTAAATGTAAATAGAATCTTGTATCTTCTCCTATTCTCATATCTTCATCAAATCTAAATCTAGCTGCTTTCTTAGAATACCACACAGGTCTACAATGATTGTCTACCATCATCTGATTAGTTACATGAGAGAAATAAGTTTCATTAAATTCTCTAGTTATTTCATGTACTTGTCCTGTATAAGTAGCATATAAGTCACATACTCTTTCTACGCCTCCCATTGCTTTTACTTTCTTTCTGTAACTATGGTTATGATTATACATAATAGGAACATACTTTGCAAAATGAGCATAGTCTTTTTTATAATTAGCAGGTCTATCTTGATTATTCATTATCCTACTATATATTCTTTGTCCGAATCTGTCAATGTATTGTGCCCACTGATGGTATATAATAATACTATCGGGTGCGTCTTCCTCAACAAGACTCTTATACAAATTAACCCCATAAGGGGTTAGTATATCGTCTCCATCTATTTGTACCATGTAGTCATTATCAGAATCTTGAAATATTTTTAGTAATTCATTTTTACCTTTTCCTGGATTACCATTAGATTCTGTTATATAATGTTCTATGCCTTTTTCAGAACACCATTGACTTACTACTCTTTCATACTCTTTATTTAAAGTATTTATTACTACTACTGCATCTTTATATGATAGGTTAGACCATCTAGGGTCAAAGTGACACTTTAACCCTTTAAAACTGGTATCGGTTTCAGCCGTTCGGTTAAACCAATCTAAGTATCTTTCAGATGCAGAAGTAAGTATATAAAATTTAAGAGTCTTCTTCACCAACATCGCCACTATTTACTTGACTACCTAAGTCATTAATATACGCTTGTCTAGCTGTTTGGCATATAGCAATAAGATGTTTACATCTTTCTATTTCTACATCTGCCACATTTATAGACACTACTATAGCTTGTTGGTCTTCGGTTAACTCACTAATAACGTGTTCTACACCGTCAATAGTAATTGTTTGGTTATTGCTCATTTAAATATATCCTGCCAATTTCCTTGTGTACTAGCTTTAGCATACTCAGTAGCACGGTTTTCAAAAAAGTTGGTATGCTCAACTGCATTTATTTGCATATCAATCCATGGTAGAGGATTTTCAGTACTATGGAATATAGCTTTCATTCCTAATCCTAATAATCTTCTATCTGCAATATATCTAATATACTCTTTTACTTCTTTTGCTGTTAAATCAGGTATGTCTGCTTTATCAAAACAAACATCAATAAATTTATCTTCTAATTCAACAACGCGCTCTGCTGCACAGTATATCTCATATTTTAGTTTATCTGTCCATATATCTGGATTCTCTGCAATAAAAGTCCTAAAGAGTTTTGATAATCCTTCAACATGAAGTGACTCGTCTCTTATAGACCATGTTACTATCTGACCCATTCCTTTCATAAGGTTGTGTCTTGGATAGTTTAAAAGTATAGCAAAACTACTAAATAGCTGTACTCCTTCTGTAAATCCACTGTAGACTGCCATTGTTTTTGCAATCTCATGTGTATTTTTCATACTAAAGTCAGTAAGGTACTCATGTTTCTCCGCCATAGCTTGTATCTCAAAGAACTCTGTGTATTGCTCATCAGACTTCCCTAGTGTTTCCAATAGTAAAGAGTATGCTTCTTGATGCACTGCTTCCATAGCAGCGTAACTTACTAACATCATTCTTACTTCTGGTTGTTTAAATGTTGGTAGATAATGCTTTGCATACCCACAACATACATCTACATCAGCTTGTGTAAAAAACTTAAATATATTATCTATAAGTTTCCTCTCGCCTTCTGATAGTTTTACATTATAATCTTTGATGTCATCTTGGAGTGGCACTTCTTCAGGTAGCCAATGCATTTGTTGTTGTTTTTTGTAAAACTCAAATGCCCAAGGATAATCAAAAGGTTTATAATAATCTCTTTCTTCTAATAGTTTGCTCATTTATCCCTCGCAACTTAGACAATCTGATTGCTCAAAAATTATCTCTCTTTTAGCCTGAGAAGTAACATTATCAGCTCTACTGATTGCTTCACTCCTAAGGTAATATAATGTTTTTAAATTTTTAGCCCATGCTAACATATGCACATTGTGTAGGTCTGCTTTATTCACATCAGGTGGAAAAAATAAGTTTACACTTTGTGACTGACATATGAAAGGTTGTCTTTGAGAAGCATGTTCAATAATCCATGATTGGTTTATTTCAACGGCTGTCTTAAACACATCCTTTGTCCAATCATCTATTATATCTAGATGTTGTACACTTCCTCGATTAGCTACTATACTTTTCCATACATTCTCATACTCTACTGAGTCTGATATTTTTTCTTTTATAATTTCGTCAAGGTATTTATTTTTTACTAAGTTAGAACCTGATTTAGTTTTTTGTGTATAAGCATTTGCTCTATACGGTTCTATACTTGGACTTGTGTTACCACATATGATACTAGAACTTGCATTAGGAGCTATAGCTAATAAATGTGCATTTCTTACTGAAGCAGTATCATCATCTGGACAAGCTCCTCTTTCTTGTGCTAATTTTCTAGTAGTAGTATCTGCATGTGATTTGATGTGGTTAAACATCTCTAAATTAGTACCACCTGCTAGTCCACTCTCAAAAGGTATTGAATTTTTTTGTAAGTAAGCATGAAATCCCATAGCGCCAAGTCCAATGCTTCTCTCCCTAAAGGCACTAAACTTAGCTTTTTCTAGTTGGGAGGGTGCGTTATCGATAAAGTATGTCAACACATTGTCTAACATACGTACTAAGTCTGGTATAAATGCTGGGTGGTCTTTCCACTCATCATAGTATTCCAAGTTTACACTTGATAGACAACACACTGCTGTTCTTTCTTCATCAGTAGCAAGAGTAATCTCACTACATAAATTACTGTGATGAACTTTTAATCCCTTTCTTTTTTGAAAGTCTGGTAAAGCATTTTGCACTGCGTCTTCAAACATGAGATAAGGTTCTCCTGTCTCTATTCTGTTTTGCAGTATCTTTACCCATAAAGCTCTAGCGGAGACTGTTTTTCTTACTTCTCCACTATGCGGGTCTATTAAGTCCCAGTCATCACTAAAGTCTTCTTCCTTAGAAGCTCTATGGATTAACTCCATAAAAGCGTCAGGGACAACGACAGCATGATGTAAGTTAGTACACTTACGATTAACATCACCACCAGTTGGTTTACGAACATCTAAAAATTCCTCTATTTCAGGGTGGCTCATATGTAGATATCCTGCGTAGCTACCTCGTCTAGTTACTCCCTGAGAGAATGCTAGCATTTCTGAGTCAACTACTTTTACGAAAGGTATTACACCTGTGCTTTCAGACCCTTTAGAAGTTTTACTTCCCATAGACCTTACATCACTCCAAGTGCCTCCAATACCTCCACCAAAAGAACTTAAAAACGCATTTTCTACAAAATGGTCTGTAATTCCTTCTCTTGAATCATCTACATAATTTAAAAAACAACTAATTGGCAGTCCTCTACGAGTACCACCATTTGATAATACAGGCGTAGCAAACATAAACCATAAATTACTTACATAATCATATAATCTTTGTGCGTGGTCTTCATCATCTGCAAAAGCCATAGCAGCACGAGCAAAAGCTTCTTGTGGTGAAGTTTCATCACCCACCATATATCTATCTTTTAGAGTTGTTAATGCAAACTCATCTAAAAGACTATCTTTACTAAAATCAATTTTTACTGACATAATTTTCTACTAATCCTATTATTTCTTTTGAATGACCTAAGACTGCACCGTCTACGTCATATGTTAAATCCATGAGTTTAATACCAATCTCTAGTCCTTCTTCTCCGAACTCATTTAAGTTCTGAATAAATTTGTACTTTCCTTCCATTGGTAAACTCGCCATAATATCAAAGATATCTCCATACTGTTGTATAATCTGTGTGGCTCTCTTAGGCCCGATTCCATCAACACCAGGAACATTATCTCCTTTATCTCCAGTTAAGCACTTATATGTTAAAAAGTACTCAGGGTCAAAGTCATAATGCTCATCCCAGTTTAGGAGTGTTGTTTCTTTTCTGGTAACTGTAGAAAATCTACTTATGTTACCATCGACTAGTAAATCCCAGTCTCTATCTGATGACACCATCCATATTTCATCAAGACCTAAATGTTCTCGATTCTGTGTAATAAGTGCGGCTATATCATCAGCTTCTACACCTGCATATTTTAACGTAAGATAACCCTTACGAGATAACGTTTTAAGTGTAGTTGAAAATTCTGCTAAGAACATTTCAAATTCTTTTGCTTCTTTTTCTGTTTGTTCTGCATATCGTTCCTTACGATTTGCTTTGTACTCTGGGTAGATATCTTTGCGATAATTACTACCGCCATCGCCTAAGACGACTATCTCCCCACAGTTGTAGGACTTTGCCAAAGACTGTACAGTTCTTACATATTCATGCTCGAAGTCTGTAGTACCTTGGTGTTTCCATCGAAAAGCTAGATTGAGTCCATCAACAATCAGCAGATTCCCGTTCGGAGTCGCTTTTCCATGGTTCATAAATTGTATTGCCATTTGTAAATTCCAGGTTTTGTGTTTCTAAAAATTTCTCAGCAAAGGTGACATAGCACCCTAGCCAATTAATATACATATGTTTTTTGTAACATGGCTTTCTTGTCGTTGCCACGTACCATTGAGAGTGATTTTCTTTAAAAATGAGCAGTGGTTCTTGATTCATCTGTTCCGCCTGCGCCACTAATTTAGTCCACCACCCTACAAAGGTATTACTCTTTTGAGTAAATATTTTATGGTTAAATGCCATATCTCTATAGAATTTTACTTCGATTGTAAACTTATTTTCTTCATGAGGAACCATTAAGTCCCCTTTTATTTTACCACTACCAGATCCAGGTGTTTGTGTAAACGCTTTACCTGTGTGTCTGTGTAACATTTCTGCTACTTTTAGTTCTGCATTATTTCCTTTTTGTCTACTATTAACCAATTAACTTCTCCAAGTCTGTGTAGCCGCCAATATGTTTATCGTCTACTAAGATTTGTGGAAATGTTCTTGCACCAGGAAATAACGTTCTAACATCTGCTGCGGAAAAGTCTACTCCAATCATTTTATATTCAACTCTAGTCACTTCATTAACATGGTCAGCTAAGAACTTAGCTTTCTTGCAGTAAGTGCAGTTTGGTATACTATAAATTTCTACTTTCATTTTTTCTCCATAAGATATATATTATAACAGAAAATAAGTTTCATGTCAAGATATACTTTCGTGTTGCTATTCAAGATAACTAATATTATCTTCTTTTGTAATTTCTATTTTCTCTAGTAATGGGTGAGTCCAACCATGTGATACCATATAAGTATTTAAATTTTCTTCTTTTAATAATACTTCCACTACTTTTTCTTTTCCAACTTCATCTAAAGCTTGATTTACTTCGTCAAGGAAAAGAACATTGATTTGACTTCTACTAATTGAAGTCATTAACTTTCTAATTGATACTAATGTTGCAATATTTACTCTAGCTAACTCGCCGCTAGAAAGAGCAAGAATGTCAATAATATTGCCATTATCTGAGACTTCCACATTTAATTTATCGTTCTCCACTACAAAATTGATGGCAAATCTACCATCGCTAAACTCTGCTAGATACTCATTTGTAAGAATTTCTAACTCTTTTACTAGACTCTCTATCTTGTACGCGAGGAGTCCATTTGTTGAGAAAGCTTTCTTAAGTGTTTCAAGTACCGCCAGTTTGTTTTCTGCACTCTGTAGTCTAGACTCGCTTTTACTAAGGTCGCTCTCAAACTGTTCCGTTTGTTCTTGAATGATTCCAATTCTTGTGTTATGCCTTTCTCTTCTCGTGTTTTCATCTATGACCTCCTGAAGAGACGACCTAACAGTGGCAATTTTTCCACGAAGTTCCGCAATTTGTTTTTGGATTTCTTCTGCATTGATTGCTTGTTCTGGGAGCTCAATGTCAATAGACCTGTAGAGATCCTCCCACTGTTTGATATTCCGTTTTGCTTGTTTATGTATCTCATTCTCTTTACCAATTGTATCTGTGAGTTGTTCTTGTTCTTGCAACTCTTCATTAATTTTTGCAAACTTAGTTTCGTGTTTCTCTAGCTGACTTGCTACAAAAGCATCATCTATAGTTTGACTACAAGTAGGACACTCTGCATTTGTCTGAGACATTAGGTCAGTATATTTACTTACCATTTCTTTCTCATTTAGACTTTCTACTTTAAGTGTCTGTACTTTTCCTAAATGTTCTATATAAGGTTGTTCTTCGGGATAGCTTGTCAACTGCATTTTTGCTTTGTCAAGGTCTATCGCTTTTAACTGTTCCTTTAGATTTTCATTCAGATTTATTTTTTTGTTCTTTTCGGAGATATTTTCAAATTCGTATTGTAAAGAACGCAAAGATTCTTCGTCTTTTTCTGACATTTTTGGTAAAATCATTTTATCAAGTATGGAACTATCTTCGAGAATATTGTCTGTTAACCATTTCTCAATTGTTGCAATTTTTGCAGTCTCCATTGTGACTTCACTAGAAGCAACACGTACTGCCTCTTTAAATATATCAAAGTACGCAACATAGTCATCAAGTTTTAATAAATCAATTAAGAACTTTTTACGATTTGTGTCTGTCGCTGTTAAGAACTGTAATGAAGCATTAGTATTCTGGTACACTAATTGCGAAAATGTCTTGAAATCAATACCCAATATATCCCCAAGTGTTTTGTAAGTGTTTGATGCTGTGTGAGAACTTATATCCTCGCCATCTTTTGTTAACTTACATTTGAGGTTAGTACGCCTACTAACAGCAATACTATATAAATTATCATCGACAGTAAAGTCGAGACTAATATCATAACCCTGGTTAACATATCTGTTTGCTATATCCGCCTTTTTAACATTTTTACTATTTTTGTTAAATAATACTTCTTCCAATATCAAAGGTATGGAAGATTTACCTACGCCGTTTGTTCCGACTAGTTGTGTGAGTGTATCTTTGGAAAGGTCTAATTCATTGCCCTCGCCATATGAGAAACAATTATCCCACTTCAACTTCTGAAGAATAATCATTGAATACTCCTATAATATTTTTTACTTTTTCATCATCAAGAGACAGTATCTCTTGTAGATATTTAATTAACTCGTCCGACATACTTAAGTCTCCACTTAAATCTAGTCGTGCATCTACTGTTCTATTTACTACTTTTTTATCAAGAAGGTCTGAGTTTTTGACTTTGGCCAAATCCTGTACATCTCCTGTAACTTCGTAAATAGTGTGATGGAAGTCTGTTTGTTGCATACCCGCTGGGTCTTCGATAGTCTTTCTTAATAACTGTGGCAAATCAAATTCATGCCATGTCCAGCACCAGTCTTCATCAAAATGATGGGTATTAGTATCTATAACTAAGTACCCTGTCTTTACTATATTTCTATGGAATGATGTTGTCATTGGACTGCCTGGATATACAATATTTCTTTGAGTATTCTCGTGAGCATGTAAATCTCCTGCAAAAACCAATTTGTACTTATCAAATCTTTCTAGTTCTACTTCAGGCATAACATGGGGTGGTATTTCTCCACGAACATGAGTGAATAAGTAGTCTGCATCTATCGTTTCTATACTGTTCTTTCTGTGCAAATCCGCGTAAGGTAATATTGCCCAGTCGTCTTCGTAGTATGTTTCTGTAATAACTTCTACACAGGGGTTTAATTCTGTTGTAACTCTCTTTAAATTGTCAAAGAAAGTTTTGTTTTTCTTAGTGGCTTCATGGTTGCCGTCATAGATAATTGTTCTTACACTTTGTCTCTTTACAAAGTCAAAGTACAAAGTAAGCTCGTCCATAGAAGGGACTCGATCAAACAAGTCCCCGCCTATGATGTGAAGAGTCACATTATGTTTATCTATAGCTTCCTGTACTTGTTGAAAGAACATCTCATAGCGGGAACACGCCCACGCT